AACAGAAGATGACTTTAATCATAATTATTTTATTAACAGAGAATTGCGGAGAGTAAAAAATGCCACAGATACCATTTAGATGTCTACATTGCGGCGCAAAAGTAAAAGAAGCTTTTAACGGCATATGTAAAAAGTGTGAGGAAGAAGAATGACTGAACTTGCGGAATTATGGGTACAAATTGGGAGTGCTGGTTTTTTAGCTGTGCTTTTCGGTTATTTATTGCTCAACCTTGTAAATAGTCAAAAAGAACAAACCGAGGATTTAGAGTCAATACGTGCTGATTTAAGTAAGATGAGCGCAGAATTATCAAATACACAAAGCATCTCGATTAAGCTAATTGACTCAGTTAATGCATTTAAAGAGCATATGAATGACAAGATTGATCGCAAGTTTGATAGACAAGATGAAAACTTAGAAGATTTAAGTAAAAGCATTGCTTACTTACAAGGTAAGAACAATGGCGGATCAAAGTGAAGTTGAATACAAATATATCACTAGAGAATGTTGTCACTATAGTTGTGCTTATTGCGTCTATGACACTTGCTTTTGGTTTTATGAAAGCAGATGTAAGCAGCATTAAAAAAGAATTAGAACTTAAAGTTGATACTCGTCAATATGAGTCAGATAGAAATTTGCTAACCTACAAGCTGGATGTCATCATGGAAGACATAGCTGAAATAAAACAAATACTAAAGGAAAGAAAATAGCATGGATATTAAAAAGATGTTACTCGCTATGGCAGAGCAACAAGCCGACAGCGTAAAAAGCGAAATGCTCTCATGGATACAAAGTGAAGACTTTGAAGAAGAGCTTGCAGAGAAAATGGATAAAGCAGTAAATATTCCATTTGTCAAAGATGAGCGTGAAAAAGAGTTTTTTCGTGGCGTAGCAGACCTTATTACTGATATCGTATACGGACTTGCTGGTGGTAAGTAAGGATCAATTAATCAACCTCATAGATGAGACTTTGCATGACATAGGCTTGCACAGTAAAGAAGCGGTATCGCTTGTTTACAATACTGGCTTAGTAGAATCAAAGTATCAATATCTATACCAGGTTGGCGGTTCTAATGTGGCTCGCGGCTTTTTTCAGTGTGAGCCACACAATGCGGTAGATATATGCAAGAACTATCTTGCTTATAGAGAAGACCTAATGCGTGAAGTAGCTACTGCTTGTATGTTAGACTGGCGCTACTTTACTAGTCCTAATGAAGACGCTTGGCGCAAGATATTAACTTACAATGTAAAAGCACAAATAGCTTTTTGCAGATTGCATTGGCGCAGAGTGCCTCGCAAGTTGCCCAAAACAATTAAACAGCAAGCTGAACAATGGAAAATTTTCTACAATACTGCGCGTGGTAGTGGCACTGTAGACCATTTCATCAAGATAGTAGAAGCATATGGATAATGAAATACAAAAAATTGAAAACATTATTGAAGTAATGGCTCAGTTAAAAGAGTTAGAAAAGCAGATACGCAGAGATTACAATACTCAGGGCGAATCACTAGCTCTAATTCTTGCTTTAATAGCAACAGCAGAGATACCAAACGTAACATTACTTCCTAACCTTGAGGATATAGCCGTAGCATGAGTAGTATATATTCAGCATTCTGTAATAACACTACAGACCTACAAAGTGTCGTAAGCGACATAGATAAATATGATCGTAAGCGCGTATTAGCGCCAAACTTTACGACCACAGACACTAGTAATTTATATCAACTTAATAATACTGGTTTTATTGGTCAGCTATATAAAGATGGCGTAGAAATGACTGTTGTTACTGATACGCCTAACGCCGATAATGAATATAATTATTCTAGCAGTACAGACTCATTTCAATTCTTTTTAGCATCTAGCTCTGTATCTGCACTTAATAGTGCAGTGTTTGAGTCGGGGCAAGACTGGGATACACTTAAAAGTACTGTATGCAAAGAGCAAGCAGACTTAATGCGCTCTTACTTAGATAGACCAATTTACAAGCGTGCAAACACCACATACCAAGGCGCAAGCGAGCGT